CGATATGTACAACGGATTCTTCGAGTCGATGGAAGAGTCGTTGTGGACAGCTCCATCTTCGAGCACCGAAGACCCGCGGCCAATCTCTGGCATCCCATTGTGGATTCAGAAGAACTCTGCTGAAGGCTTCAACGGCGGAAACCCAAGTGGCTTCTCTGCTGGTGCTGGAAACATTGACGCTGACACGTATGCACGCTGGAAGAACTACACGTTCTCCTACTCTGACGTGACACGTGATGACCTGGTCGCCAAGTGGATCAAGGCTTGTGAGTTCACGAACTTCAAGGCTCCACACAGCTACCCGGAACTTGGTGGCGGGAAACCTCAGTGGTGGTTCTACACCACGTTCACGCTGATCGAGCAACTGATGCAGTACCTCGACGCTCGGAATGACAACCTGAAGGACGTTGCCGGGATCAGCTCGACGACATTCAAGGGTATTCCGGTTCAGTGGGCTGCTGAGCTGACTAACAGCTCACAGGAAGGCTACATCAACTGGAAGTCCTTCGAGTTCTTCTTCCAGAAGGGCAAGGAGATGGACAGGAAGAAGCCACAACAGGCTCCTGGCCAGCACAACGTGCGGAACGTCTTCATGGACACTATCTGCAATCTGCTCTGCTACAACCGACGTCAGAACTTCGTCGGCTACCAGGTCTGATTCAGGTATTGCTTGAGGCTCTTTTTCAACACATTTCCTCAATAGGTGAGGCTCAAACTCATGGCGACGATCAGTAACGTTTACACGCAATATGTTGGCGAATCGGACGGACGTGGAGAGTCCGGTTTGCTTTGGAAGAAATGCCCGTGGGCAGACATTCAGGACAGTCTGTCTCGCGGATACGCATTTCAGGATGACTTCCTTGCCTTCAACCCGACTGGGACGGTTTACACGTCAACGTCGGCTACAACCGGCACGACCGCACTGGATGACGCTGCTGGCGGCGTCCTGCTGCTTGATTGTGGCTCAGGAACGGAGCATCAAGGTGAGACCCTGCAAATGGGAACCACTGTTGGTGAATGCTGGGTTACTTCGACAACCAACGATCTCTGGTTCGAAACCAGAGTGAAGGTTGTTGATTCAGCTACTGACTGCCAGTTGTTTGCTGGACTCAGTGAGATTGACACTACGCTGCTTGCATCCGGTGCCAACACTTCTGCCAATCACATTGGCTTTGAAAGTCTCACTGACGACGGCGTCTTGACGTTCCATGCTGAAGTTGCCGGTGCTCGCACCAGTGCTACAGCGACGATTGGAACGCTCGTGGAAGACACGTGGGTCCGTCTGGGCTTCCATGTTTCCAAGCGAAACAAGATTCAGGTTTACGTCGATGGCGTCCTGAAAGACACGCTCACGGCTGGCTTCCCGCTGGTCGAGATGACTCCGAGTTTCGTCATGCAGTCTGGTGGCGGTGCAACTGATCCAATCCTGCACATTGATTGGTTCCGAGTTGCGGCCACTCTGTCTGCATCCTGATAGGGGAACGCACCCCCGTTTGACAGGTCGGCACGGCAGGATGCTGTGCCGGCTTGTCCTTTTTCATGTAGATCTTTCAGTGAGGGGTTGGCGATGACGCCAGAAGCACGAGCGAAAAAAGAAGAGTGGCGACGGAAAGTCAAAGCCTACAACGACTCTCTGGAAAAAGCTGAAGAGCCGGCAGCGTTGCCAGTTCCGAAACGCAAGAAAGCGGCTACGCGTAAGGCTGCTGAAAAGAAGGACGAGTAATAGGGGTAACGGGGTATGAACAAGAAGGACGAGTCGATCCTGATTCAGATGACAGACAGTCAGGAGTTCTCACCAGAGCTTCTCAGGCTGTACGACCAGGCCGTGCAGGCATGGCACCGGGTTTCTTCCGGTCCACTTCCAACGCACACGCTTTTGTCGATTGTCGCTGTCTCGGGTTCAGTCAAGGTTGTGGTCCCTGAACCGTCTCTCTGGGACAGGATCGAGCTGCACACTCCAGTCATTATCAAGCAGAACGGCGGCAGTCCTTATGAGGCTGAATTCGTCAGACGCATGACAAACGGACGTCTGGAAGTGCGGGAACTGAGTAGCGACGAACACAAGAAAGCTGTCCTTGAAAGGTTCGTCACACTGAAGGACGAGCCGGACAATCCTGATTGGCCTCAGAGGTTCTGGGGTCTGAAGAAAGGCGATCTGGTTCACTGGGCACCACCTGAAGGAGAAGTCTCCGAGGTGAAGTTTCAGGGCGTCGAGCCGGGTGGTCAGGTCTTTATTAAGGCCGGCAAGCTGAAGACGAAGAACGAGTACGTTGCAGCAGAAGAGATTGTCATTCTGGACCCTGCTGAGGCTGTTTAATGGCTGAGAGTACCCTATCTCTGACTCGTGATGACCTACGCCAGGAGGTGGGGTTGAAGTTGGGCTATGGGCTTGACGTGTCCGGCTGGACTCCAGATCAGATCGCACGAATTGATATATGTGTGCGTGACGGTCTGGCACAGTTCTATTTTCCGGTCACTCAGGATTCGAAGACGGTCTATGAATGGTCGTTCCTGACGCCGACTGCAACGCTGGGGATCACTTCTGGTACTCAGGCATACGATTTGCCGGACAGTTGTGACGGGATCATTGAGCGTTTCATCGTCACAGACGGTTCATCGGTAGCGACAGTCATCCCAGTAATTCGGATGGATGAATTGTTGCAACTGGATACTGCTGAAGCAGGATCAGATGCACTGCCACGAGTGGCGGCGATTCGTCCAAAGAGCACAACGCCGACAACCTCAGAATCACAGGATTATGAGGTTCTGTTCTACCCAACTCCTGATGGAAGCTACACGGTTAGTTACGACTACCCGGTGCAGGTTGACAGCATCGGGACAACGAATACCTATCTTCCGGGTGGATCGTCACACGCTCAGACCATCGTGTCGGCCTGTCTTGCGGTCTCTGAGCAGTTCTTTGCTCCAGATGAGCAGATACATCAGCAGGCGTTTGCGACACGCTTGCAGGCGTCAATTGAATACGACAAGAGGAACCAGCAGACACGTATCAATCCAACGTGGGCATTGACAGAGCCAACGTATGGAACGTGGGATTGGTTCCGTCAGCAGGTTTCCGGGTACTTGCTCGGGCAGTGGAACACGAATCTGTTGACGCACTCTGAGAACGCTCAGGTTGAAAGTATCGTCCAGCGGGGATTGAAGCAGTTCTATTACCCACCGGGGCAGGATCGCTGCTGGTCGTTTCTGACGCCACTGGCAACGATCACCGCAGTCAATGCTCAGGCTGCCTATGATCTGCCGGCCGGGTTCAGCGGTCTTCACGGCGACATGACGTTTGCGACTGCGGCAGCGACGAGTCAGCCCATTCGGCTGGTGACTGATTCAGAGTTGCGATCCAGTCAGATTTCCGAAGCGACATCTGGCAACCCGAATTACGTCTGCATTCGTCCGAAGACAACAGCCAATACAGCAGCCCAACTTTACGAGGCAGTCTTCTTTCCGACACCGGACGGATCAACTCCAGACATTGAGTACCGATACAAGGTCAGCCCATCAGTTCTTTCGGCATCAGCAACGATTCCTTACGGCAGTGATCTTCATGCAGAGGCTATGCGAAAATCAATGATTGCCATTGCTTCTGAGCAGAAAGAAGGCGGCAATCGTCAGGAAGAGTGGCAGATATTTCAGGTTGCTCTGGCAGCCAGCAATTTTGCTGATCGGAACGTGGACGTCGAAGATTACGGAATCATCAATCAGCCAACCGCTTCCCCTCAGTTACAGGAAAGATAAGCCATGCCTTCCATTGGCACTTACCCACAAACAGCACCGACTTACGGAACCTACCAGTGGCTTCAACTGCGGGTAGGTGTTTACCTGCGGACTGAGATCGGCGGTCCTGATCTTGGCACGAATGCCAACTACGAACAGTGGGATGATTTCCAGATCGGCATCGTGGATGAAGTCATCCAGTCCGGCCTGAGGAACTTCTATTTCCCAACGCTGGCTCCGGGTCAAAAGAAGCCTTACGCCTGGTCGTTCCTCAAGAAAGAGGGAACGATCACACAGACCGCTACTGATGGGTTCTACGACTTGCCGGCTGACTTTGGCGGAATGGTTGGTGACCTGACATACGACAGCGATGACGGCATTCGTCGAATCAAGCTGATCAGTGAGGCTGACCTACGTGCTTCCGAGTCGATGGAAGACACAGACGGCAATCCAAAGTATGCGGCTGTACGAGCAAAAGACGCGACAGCGACAGCGGCTCAGACTTATGAGTTGATGCTGTTTCCTGTTCCAACTGGCACTGATGACATTCGTTATCGGTACACGTCTCTGCCAGGAATCCTGACGACCACCAATCTGTACCCGAATGGTGTTGCAGGACATGCCGAGACTTATGCAGCAGCTTGTCTGGCATGTGCTGAGGTCATGTTCAAGGGGACGTTGGGTCCAATGAATCAGATGTACCAGCAGAGACTGCAAGCCAGTGTTATGCTTGATTCGACATTCCTTGATCCAAGTAATGATGACATTCGTGACTTGTTCGAAGCACCACGGATGTCAGCACCATCTTAATGAGTAACGCGGGGGCGTGATGAAACTTGAAGAAGCGGTAACAGCAATTATCGGCCTGGAGTCAGAGAAGTCTGATTTGGAGGAGCAGTTGACTGAGACGACTCAATCACTCCTGAAGTATGGCACAGCGGTATTCAATGCCGTGCGTGACATGGTTCCGAAGGGTGAGCGAGAAGTTCAGTTCCAACTGGGTTCCAAACAGTATTCCATTGACAGTAATGGGACACTCAAGCAGATCAACACTCTACCTGAAGCCGACAGCAACATCAGTATTGAGGTGAAAGACTGATGGCAAGAACGTCCTACCCAATTACACGACCGACTTATGGAACCTATGAATGGCTCCAGCGGGAGATCGGTGTAGCTGTTGGGATTGGGGCGAACTTCAATCAGTGGGATCATCCTGACTTTGAGCGGGTTGATTCTGTGATCCAGCGTGGTATTCGCAGGTTCTATCAGCCTGCACTGACCGGACAGCGATTCCAAAGGGGGCATCGCTGGTCGTTCCTGTATCCGAAGACGACCATCGTGACGTCAGCGGCATACAGCACGGGAACAGTGGAGATCGTTGCAGGCGTGGCGACGATTACTACGGGCACCTGGCCGAGCTGGGCAGCAGATGGCGATCTCCTGGTGAACGGTACGACTTATGAGGCTGCATCAGTTCTCGGTAATGATCTGACACTGACTGACCTGACGGTTGCTGTTGCGGCTGGAACTTCATTTACGCTGACACGTCCGCGGTATTCGTTGCCATCAGACTTCGGCGGCATTGATGGTCCGTTGACGTACCGTTCTGGAACAGGGCTTGGCTCGTCCATCGTTGTCACGTCAGAGAACGACGTACGGCAGCGTCGGCAGCCGTTTCAGGTCTCGGGCTATCCATTGCGGGCAGCGATCTATCCAGCCACTCCAGACGCTGATAATGGGACACGCTGGGAGATGGAATTCTATCCGGCTCCTGACATCGTCTACACGCTGGAGTACAGGTACAGAGTGTTGATGACTGATCTGGCTGAGGGGGATTATCCCTTGGGTGGGATCGAGAATGCAGAGACCATTCTGGCAAGCTGCATGGCACTTGTCAGTCCGGGACTTGAAGAGCGTTTCATAGGAATGCTGGCATCGTCAATTGACCATGACCAGTCGAATCATAGCCCAGCCAATCTCGGGCAGAACCTTGACCGTTCCGACGAGATCAGAAGTCACCTTGATCTTGGGGCTGACTATCTGACTCCGTACAACGGTGCATATTACGATTAGGGAAATCCAATGGGTCGACTTCAGCCCAACACAGACGCAGTCAGAGTGGCGTACGAAGAGACAAGCACCAGCGGTGCAGCGTGCGTCATTACCGTCGCTGCCGTTGAAGGTAAGCTGCATGTCCTTGAAGACCTGGAGTTTTCCTACGACGCTGATCCGGCAGCACTGTCAACGATCACGGTGACGACTGGCGGGGAAACCATCCTTGAGCAGTATGTGACAACTGGTGGTGTGGGGCAGTTTAGCTGGGGAGAGCATGGTCGTCATGGCAGTGAATCAACACGAGGATCGACGATGGTCATCACGTTGAAGGCTTCTGCTGGTCGAATCGGAAAACTCAATGCGGGAGTACGATAATGCCGTACGGTGGTGGTCAATCTGGGATGGGTGGAACAAGTGGGATGATCTTGAGTCTTCCCGAGCACAATGAGGAACTGGTCACAGTTGTTCGAGAGAAGAAGGCACGTAACCGGGACATCAACATTGTCAGCCCATTTGCTGGCAAGTCGTTCTGTTTTCGGGACTGGGCAAAGTCTCTCAAAGCGATGCCGGTGGATCGTGCTCACGTGCTGGTCTATGACAACAGCAACAGCAAGACATTTGGCCGGAAGCTGGATGAGTTCTGCAAGAAAGAGTTGGCGGCGTACACACTCTGCCGGGACACCAACCCGCACTTGACGATGGAGTTCAGCAATAACTGGACTGCCATCGGGAAACGCTGCCGAGCAGTCTACGGGATCATCTACAACGAGCTGGTCGATCAGAAGCGAACCTGGTGTTTGAATCTGGAAGACGACATCGGTGCTCCAAATGATTCATGGGAGAAACTGTCTTTCATCATGAAGGATGAGTCAGTTGGAACTGCGATAGGAAAGTGTATTGACCGTCGCGGTCTGAACGACCGTGGGGTTCGCTTACCGATTGCAGTCAATTTCACAAGAACACAGACCATCGGCCCAACCGGAATCAAAGCAGAACCGCGGATCGAGCTGGAGCACATTCCCGAGAAGGATTACGGAGTCGAAGCAATCGGCGGCGGTCACATGGGATTGTGGCTGACTCGCACTGAGGCTATCCGATCATTGGGCATGGGACACCAGTTCGGTGAGATTGTCGGGAACGACATGAACTGGGGCTACGCGATCAACGAAGCTGGCTGGAAGTTCGCTCACGACTGGAGCATTCACATGAAACATTATTACAAGGACAAACAGTCGGGGAAGAAGCTGTCATGCTGATTATGCAGAAGTGCAGGTTTGTTTGTTGTCCAAAGACCGGCAGCAAGTTCAGCACGTCGGCACTGGTCAGAGCGACTCCCTATTCAGTTTTGCACGAAGGGTCGGCGAGGAAATATCACACGCGAGTTGATGAAGGGCCGGGATTGGATTTGCCTTCATTTGGTTTCGTGAGACATCCCGTCACCTGGTACGAATCATACTGGCGGTATCGAATGCAGACTGGATGGACTGAGAACCATCCAACTGATCGTGATTGTAAGTCAGACGACTTGAATGAGTTCGTAGGGGGAGTCGTTGAGAAGTATCCCGGATGGATGAGTCGCTATTTTCAGCAATGGCTAGGCGAGGATTATCAGGGTTTGGCGTTTATTGGGCGGTTTGAGAGTTTGCTGGACGATCTATGTTTAGCGTTGCGGCATTTCGAACAGCCATTTGACGAAGAGAAGCTGCGGAACACTGAGGCACGTAACGTCGGAGATCGAGAGTTGTACCCGGCAACCCTGGACCCAAGTCTGGGGGAACGGATCATTGAGTCAGAGAGTCGAATTGTCAGCCGGTTTTATGCTGGCGATCACTAGAAGTAGCAAAGGAACGTAAGAATGGGTTCTCCTCATACAGTTGCCGCACGGGCCGCAGAAGCAAATCTGCTTTTGATGGCCGATCCGGGAGATGCAGGAAAAATCGTCATTGGTGGCAAGCTGACAGCGTATGTCGGGCTTGTGACTGCTGGTGCTGAGACTCGCACTCTCAAAGACCCATCCAGTCCGGGTCAGACGATCACGCTTGGTTTCCGTACTGATGGTGGTGACTGCGTTGTCACGACATCGACAGCCTGCAATCAGGCCGGGAACAACACTCTGACCTTCGCTGACGCTGGCGACATTCTGGTTCTGACTGCCATGAAAAAGGGCACGTCTCTGGAATGGCGGATCACAGCTAACGACGGCGTTGCTCTGTCTACTGTCTGAGAAGGCTAGGGACTATGACTGATGGCACTCGTCACTTCAGATCGAGTACGTGAAACGTCCACCACGGACGGCACCGGCACTTACACACTTGCCGGTGCTGTCCTTGGTCATCAGGCATTCTCCGTCATCGGTGACGGCAACACGGTCTACTACTGTGCGACAGACGGCACGGATTGGGAAGTAGGCACGGGCACGTACACAGCCAGTGGTACGACGCTTGCCCGCACGACGATCCACGCATCGAGCAA